ACTTAGATATGAATATTTAAGAAAGTATGAAAGAAAGGCTGCTGGTCAAAACTATGTAAGACTTCTTAGATATTACGATGCATCCTTATTTAAACTTATTAAAAAGTTTGTACCTTATAGAGCTAATACACAGGTAGGTTTAGTAATTGAACCACATCTATTAGATAGAAGTAAGGTTGGTATAAAAGGACCATCTTCATTAGAGGAACTACACTACTCATCTTCAATACAAATACCAGACCTCACCGTTCCTGGTGGATTTGTTGAGGATGGTGATGGTGAGCCATTCCGTGATGGTTCTGGTTATGTGGAAGGAGCTACTATTCAATCTAATTATGGATACTATGTAATACCTACTGGCTCTAATGTAGAGGTTCCAGAGGGTGCTATAACAAATACTACACCAGAGTTTGAAACTATTGAAATAGATTATGTTTACACTGGCAGTGTCGAAAGAGCTGTACTATTAGTTTCAGGTACTTGGAATGAGTATAATAATAGCGGTGAAGATAATCTACCTTCTGGTGATGGTAGTCTTGATGGTGTGGTAGATCTTGGTATATCGAGATATGGAAGAGATGTTAGAGTAGAAGGTAGTCAGTATGTTTTTACGAGCTATGCTTATAGTGGTAGTGGTCCAACTAGATCAGCTCCTTATGGCATCACTAGTAGTAGATATGACTATCACGAAGCATTAGGACCAGTTATACTAACAAGTAGAAAAAGTGAGATTGCTAATCTAAATGATGGTAGGTATAACACAGATATCTACAACAATAAAGCTTTTAGCAACTTAAATGCTTATCTAACTAGCTCTACAACAGCTTCAATGACGAGATATAGTTCTTCAGTTGCGTTGAATCAGAACAATTGGACAACTTGGTTTGGTTTAAGATTTAATACAACATACCAAGGTACGACAGCATTCTCAACACCATACTTAACTGCATCATACTGGGTATTACAACCTACAAGCAGTTTAGGTTTATATTTCTTCCAAAGTGCAGCAGGTACTTGGACTGGCTCAGCCTCCATACCAGCTTTCTACTATAATCAAAACGATCCTGATACTGCAAAGTATGTTTATGAAGTTAGCATCGATGCTTACTACTTTACAGCAGGTACAGCAACTAATCCTACTCTAACATTGCGTTATGGTGGCGTTTCATCTTCATTATCACAAACTATAACATTAACTACTAGCAAAACAACTTATACCTATATTGTACAAGCTGATGGATTGGATCTTAACTTGGAGGTTAAGCAAAGCGTAAATAATAGCTACACAGCTCGAATACCATCAATTAAGGTTAAATGCTTAAACTATCGAGCTGCTGTGCAAGACTTTCACTTAAACGATAGTTATGGCATGAGAAATGCTAGGTATGATGGTTGTAAATTAACGTCAGCTGATTGGAATATCGATAGTACTGATACTATTGATGGAGGTCCAGTAGTAGTCATTTCTCCAGGTAGTGAAAGAAATCTTACAGTGGGTCCTGGTATAGAAGGTAATTTTGGTATAGAATAGTATTTTTGTAAAACTACTATATTTATTAGTAACGAAACTAATTTTAAAAACAAAATAAATGGGATATTTAGATAATTCTGCGGTAACTGTAGATGCGATCTTAACAAACAAAGGTCGTGAGTTATTAGCTGCTGGTGGCAGACTTAACATTACAAAGTTTGCATTAAGTGACGATGAGATTGATTATGACTTATGGAATCCAGCACACACTTTAGGTACAAATTATTATGGAGCTGTTATTGAAAACATGCCTATTTTAGAAGCTTTACCTGATGAGTCTCAGATGATGAGATATAAACTCGTAACTTTACCTAAAGATGTTATTGGTATTCCAGTGATTGCTGTAACTCCTACAGCCGTTTCTTTTGTTAGTTTAACACAAACAGTGACTATTACACCTTCAACATTAAACTTATCTGGTGGAAATAGTACTTTAGGATACACTGCAATTTTATCAGATGACACAGTAGCAACTCTAACAGTTGCAGCTGATGGTGGTGTAGCTCAAAGAGGTACAACAGCTGGTAACTTAGGAGGTGAAGTCACAGACTTAGCTTCAATCGCAGCTGCAAACGCAACTACTTCAGTAACTAGCTTCCTTGATGACGAAGTCACTAGTGTAACTACTGCTGGTAAGACTATAACAAGAGTTGGTACTAAGTTTGTTCTTAAACCTAAACCAGTAGCAGATTTGTCTACTGTAAAACGTGCTCTCTTGACTATCATTGGCAATGAGACTGGTGGATTCAAAACTATCTCAATAACAATCAATCCTGAAAACTTCTTGACACAGGATATTCAAACAGCAACCTCAACACTATAATAAATTAAAAAATGGCAGAGATATATAAATTATTTACACCAGACGACGTAATTCAAGGAGATGTTCAAACCATCTCCCAACCTATTTGGTCGGAAAACATGAATCCATTCTCAGCATCTTATGCAAGTGGAATTGGATTCTTTACGTCATCAACTCAGTTGTCTCAGTCTGGTGACTACTACATGAATGTTTATCACAGAGATCCAGCAACATCTGTAAATGCTCAGGTGCAATTTGCGATCTCTTATGGTCACAGACAAGGTAGTGGATCTGTTGGTGATGCAAACACAACTGGTCAAAATGTAAATGATACACCATCTAGGGCTATCTACTCACAATATCGTAATATGCTTTTACCTCCAACAGATACTATATTTTCTTTTGGTGGCGTAGATTCAGAAGAGATTATTGTGATTAATGTGGCTAGATCAAGATTCCGTCAAAAGATTGATCCAGGTAACTGGGAGCTTAGAATTGGTAGTGGATCAACTGCTGCTGATTGGCCAACTGCATATCGAGTATTTATCGATGGTAGTGGAGCTGGTGAGAATGCATCTATAAACGAAGCAGGTCGTATATTTAGTATTTATAGTGGTTCAGGTGGAGTAACAGCATCAAATACTGTATATGGATTATTTTATCCAGATCAAGGTGTATATGTGTTCCATGCAGGTCTATTAAGAGCTGGTGGTGCAACTGGATGTGGAATACCTTTCAATTCATCTTCTGCTGTACAAGCTAGAAATCACGTATCTATGTCAATTAGAATATCTGGTTCAAGCTACTTCTCTGCTAGAAGTGAGGAAAAAGTCACTTCGACACATTACTTTGTGCGTATTACAAACAAGCAATTTAACTTCTCAAATAACCCAACATTTGTAACTGGTAGTACTGGTACATTCCTACACTCAAGCATGTTACGTAATCCAAGTGTTTATGTAACTACTGTTGGTATGTATGACGATAATAACCGTTTATTAGCAGTTGCTAAATTGAGTAAGCCTTTATTGAAGTCTTTCAATCGTGAGGCATTAATTAAAGTAAAATTAGATTACTAATCCCTCTTTGGATAGTATCCATTGATAGACCCTCCAACAATTGGAGGGTTTCTTTTTACTTGTATATTTATATAAAATGGCAGGAGTTTTTAAATCCTTAGATAAGTCCGATGTTAGAATAACACCGTTTAGGGTGTATAAGTTGTGGAATGAAGATCCATTAACAGGCGACTATTATACTATATACAAAGCCAACTATAATCCCTTCTCTTACTATCTTAATGCAAATGCGTTAACGGATACGTTTGATTTAGGTAACACTCCACTGATAGCTCAGTATGCTGAGCCTACAACATCTAACGGTCAGTACCAGCGTGTTGTTCATCGGTCCGTTGATCATCTGTATTATAGAGACTTTTACACAAATACAAAGGCTTCTTTTGGAGGTGGTAATGTAAATACACAGTATAGATACTTAGAAGATCAAGCTCAAGTAATTAGCTTACCACAATCCATGTTTGGTGAGAGTGTTTTGCCAAGATCAATTACAATTACTACTACTGGTTCGTACGGTGTTAATAGTGGAAGTTATTATACAGCTAGTGTAATAACAGCTGTTACCAATTCATACACGATAGTAGATGATGGTTATGGCAACTTAATATATTCTGGTGCTTTCTACTCTCCATACGGACAATATGTTGGAGGTGCTTATACAAACTACACTTCATCGGTTAGTAAGATTGTCGTTGGAGAATGGCCTTTTAATGATACCTACAAGTATGTTAATGCAGGTCCTATAACAGCAACGAGTAGTTATAATGGTGGTGCATGGCAAATGCAATCTTTTTATAAAAACGTTAGTGTTGTTAATTTAACTAGCAGCACTTATCCGTATCCATCTGACCTAGAAATGCTAGGTGCTATAATGCATTTTACCGGTTCAAGAAATTCACACATTAGGATTACACCTAATATAAATGAGGATTACAGATTGCGGTACAACTTTGAGAATGGTAACTTTAGTGTGAGCATGATGCTAAGGCCTACACAAAAACCGGTACATGCCTCAGGTTCAGTTATTTTAAATAAACAAGGTCCAGTCGAAGCTTTAAGAATAGACGACAATGGAAACTTATACACAGTACAAACGACATCAAGAACACCTTATAGATTGGTATATACTACTGGAAGTTGCAAGTTATTATTTGAAAGAGAAGGTGGTGGTAATCAAAAATTCACACTCACAAGTAGCTTATCGATGAGTATAAATGAGCTGTACAATGTGGTTGTCACAAAATCAGGTTCATTAGTTTCTCTATATGTTAATGGTGTGGGTAATAGTTCATTAGACTCAGGTTCATGCACTATACCAGATCCAGAATCATCTAATCTATCTGACATTTATATAGGTAACGATTACACTCTTTATAGAGGATTTTCGGGTCAGATCGATAATGTGAAGTTCTATAAAGAGGCTCTATCACAAAACGATATTAATATATTACACCACACTCTTGGAGTTGGTAACACTTATGTTGGAAATGCTTTTTACACTCACGGTATGTTTGTATTAACATCCATACCAACAAGGTTTTCAAGCATACAATCTGTGTCTGCTCGAGGTACTCACACAGTCTTTGAGACAGAAGTGGCTTGTACTGTAAATCCGGGTGAGTTTGGTATGAGTTCAAATCCAACCTTACAAGTTTACGAACCACTGCGCAATGAGTTTGTATATAGACCATTTGTCACAAGCTCCTATTTTAAGCCATATGTTACCTCAGTTGGATTGTATAATGACTATGGTGAATTGTTAATGATTGGCAAACTAAACATGCCAATGCAATTGCCAGATAACATGGATACGACTTTCATTGTTAGATACGATAGATAAATTTAATATTAGTTATGAGTTTAAGAAGACAAAGATTACGAATAGTACGAGAAAAGGGTTTTAGAAGTGGCTTAGAAGAAACTATCGATAAGACTCTCAAGGAGTTGGGTGTTGATGGTGAATATGAAAAGTACAAAGTATCCTACATTAAGCCCGTAACTCATCACGTATACACACCTGATTTCAGATTACCTAATGGTATTTTTGTAGAAACGAAAGGCAGATTTGTATTGCAAGATAGAAAGAAGCATTTACTGATTAAGGAGCAGCATCCGGAGCTTGATATTAGGTTTGTCTTTCAAAATTCCAAAAATAAAATAAGTAAGGGCTCCAAGACCACATACGCAGACTGGTGTGCAAAACACGGCTTTTTGTTCGCGGATAAGGTCATTCCACAGTCCTGGTTAGTGTAAATCTCGCTCTTGTTGTATACGAAAAAAAGTCGTATATTCCAATATGACATTAAATTTTTCACAAGCAAGATCAATATTAGATAGTCACTTGGGCACTGGTATTTCTCATAGGAAAGAGGGAGAAATAAGCTATAGTTGTCCCTTCTGTCATCACTATAAACCAAAGCTCCAAGTAAACCTGCTAACACAGAAATGGCATTGCTGGGTATGCGATACTAAGGGTCAGGCTCTTGGCATACTATTACGCAAATCTAATGCTTCAACATCACTAATACAGAAGTTAAAGGAGATTTATGGTGACATTGGACGATCAGCAACTAAAAACAACGATCGTGAACTAGTTGGACTACCAGAGCATTACAAACCACTTTATATAAAACAAAACACGCCAGATTACAAGAACGCGTTACACTATGTCATAAATGAAAGAGGCCTGACTCCAATGGATGTTTTGAGATATGAAATCGGATACTGTGAAGAAGGTCCTTATGCTGGTATGATTGTGATACCGAGTTATGATGAAGATAACAACTTAAATTACTATGTTGGAAGAAGCTTCTATCCCAATGCCGCTGTAAAACACAAGAATCCACCCGTTACTAAAGATGTAATAGGATTTGAGAATCAGATTAATTGGAATGAGCCTATTGTCGTTGTTGAAGGTGGATTTGATGCAATTTCTACAAAAAGAAATGCAATACCGTTGTTTGGTCGGAAAATTTTAAGTAACTTGAGAAGTAAGATAATAACAAATAAGGTTGCTAAATTATACTTGTGCTTAGATACTGATGCATTCAAACAAAGTGTTAAGGAAATTGAATACTTTATGAACAATAATGTAGAAGTTTACTTAGTAAGTTTATTAGGAAAAGATCCAAATGCAATAGGTTATGAATCCACCGTTAAGGCTCTTGATGCCGCTAAACGGATGGATTTTTTTGATTTGATACAATTTAAAATGATGCTATGATTAATAAGATTAAAAGTAAGCTAACTACAGTAGATACTATATTGCATATAGCTGATGTGCATCTTCGCAACTGGAAGAGGCACGGTGAGTTTAAAGAGGTTTTTAAGAAGTTATTTGATGCTGTAGATAATCTACCAGCTAATAGTATTGTTACGGTTGGTGGTGACATTGTACATGCAAAGACTGATATGAGTCCAGAGTTAATTAACATGGTCTCGTATCTTTTCAGTGAGTTAGCAGATCGAGTACCAACTATAGTAATTTGTGGAAACCACGACACTAACCTGAATAATAACAATAGGATGGATGCCCTTACTCCAATTGTTGAAGCAAACAAGCATCCAAACCTTTACTACCTTAGAAATTCAGGATTATATGAAATAGGTGATATTGCCATCAGTGTGATGTCTTTACTAGATCCAGAGTCTGAATACGTTACGGTAGATAAGATCTCTAAAGAGTATAAGCATCTAGTAGCTATGTATCATGGCACTATAGCTAACAGTAAAGTTGATAGTGGATTGGTACTATCTCATGGATTGAACTGGGATGTGTTTGCTGGTTTTGATTTAGTATTGCTAGGAGATATTCACAAAAGACAGATATTATCAAAGGATAATCCTATAATATTCTATCCAGGATCTCTTGTGCAGCAAAACTTTGGTGAGTCGTTTGAAGGTCATGGTTATGCGTTAGTTGATTTAAAAACTAAGGGCAACATTCAGTATGAATTTTTTGACATTTCTAATAGTTATGGCTTCTATACTCTTGACATCGATGGTGGAGTACTGCCATCTAACTTACCACTTACAAGCAAAACTAATTTAAGAGTTAGAGTTAAGAATACGTCACCAGCTGACCTTAAGAGAGTTTTAGCCACAATACGTAAGGACTATAAATGTCAGGATGTTATTGTGCAGAATCTAGATAGAAGTACTAATACAGACAATAGTCAGTTGTTTGGAGATTCCTTATCACATAGCGATATCAGAAACATACAGTATCAGAATACTCTGCTTACAGAATACCTAAATCAACTTAATGTTGATGATGAGGTCTTAAACAAGGTTTTGAATATTAATAAGCAATTAAATGGCTCAATAACTGTTGGTGAGAGCACACGCAACGTTGTCTGGAAACCTATCAAGTTTGAGTTTAGTAATATGTTTTCCTATGGTGAAGGGAATGTTATAGACTTTGAATCTTTGGATGGTACTTGTGGTTTATTTGCACCAAATCATGCAGGAAAATCTGCAATACTAGACTCTTTATGCTTTTGTTTGTTTGATCACTCATTTAG